TTTCTTGCTGCTTGTAAAAATTCCTCCGCTCGTTGTTGCGTCTTAAATGACTTCCATTGCTTATCAAATGACGCGCCACTTCTGATAGCTCTTTCTCTGGTTTTGAAAATGCGTGACTCTATTCTTTTGGCTCTTGCTTGTGATTTTTTTCTTGTACTATTTTTAGGCCCACTGCGCAATGCCTTTTCCAAGCTAATGCCCTTTCGCTTAGCAAACTTTCTTGCTGCTTGTAAAAATTCCTCCGCTCGTTGTTGCGTCTTAAATGACTTCCATTGCTTATCAAATGACGCGCCACTTCTGATAGCTCTTTCTCTGGTTTTGAAAATGCGTGACTCTATTCTTCGTGCTTTTGCCTGTGATTCAGTCAACCGCTTTTGCGATTTGGATTCAACTTTTTTAGGCGTTTCTTTGGCTTTTGATGTTGCTTGATAATTAGCAGGTGGCTTGGGTATTTTATAGCCAGGCTTATTGACATATTCTTTAGGCTTAAATGACGCAAGCCCATCATTGCTTGATTTTTTCGGCGGTGGTGAAGGTGCTGTTGTTTTTGATTTTGACGTAATGGGGCCTCTCTTGATTGCTGCGGCAATTTTACTAGCAATTGTTCTGTCATTAACATTTTTTGCCTTTGCGGCCGACTCTGCTTTGGCAGCCTTAGCCTTAGCCCTATTCTTTGCTATTGTCAAAAGACTTGCTGCAAGTCCCTTGCGAAGTTTAGATTTTGCCCCGGTTTTTAATTGTGTTTTACTAGCTTTAATTGCGGCGCGTGCGGTCTTCTGCCCACGGGTGACGGCGCCTTTTTGCTGTGGACTAGGGGATGTCGCCAACTTGGCTTTAGATTTTTTCAGGCTTGTTCGTGCGGCCAGGGTGCCACCTTTCATTGCAGCGGATTTAGCCGCCTTCCTGACGGCGCCAGGCGTTGCCTTAGACGGACCACCTCCGGGAGTCGAGGAGAACCGACCTGAATTGTCCCGGACGTATTGTGAGCGGCGGCCGCGTGGCATGTCACATCTCCAGTTACTACCTCAAGTTTTCCCGATTGTTTCAATTTGTTGCATCATGGAGCAATCAAAGCAGTATGCGCTACAGTTAAGAGTGTTCACTCAATGGTGCCAATGCACATCGAAACCGGTCACTCAATCACAAAAGATGCGCAAGTTCTTGTTGGCATCAAAGATGTCAGGTTTGTTGTTGGTGATCAAACAATGTTTGAGGTTTCAGTCGGCAAAGATGGAAAGTCGATAGAGATTAGGTCGATCGAATATGTGGCGATTGATGGAATTTGTTATGACAGCTTGAAGGTATCCATCCAGCCAGTGGCCGCTAATTGTGTTAAAATATCGCTGCTTCCGCTTGAATCATGAAACTAACCAAAAAAGAATGGCTTGATTTTAATAACGACGAAAGCGACAATGATGCATGGATCGGTCGCTACATGGATGATGTAGCCATAAGCGTTGATGGTACTGAAATAGAGGAGGAAAGCAAGGAGTTTCAGGATCTGCCGCTTAGCACAAAAATAACAGTCAGTGGCGACATCATAAATCTTAACACTGGTGAATACATTCAATCGTTAGATGCTCAACTTAGAGCATGGCGCAAAGCACAAAAATATATCACGCTTGTAGTGGATATTAGCAAGGATAAGGCTGAAGAACTGAAAGCCGTCATTGTTGCAGCAGGAGCAAAAATCATCCCCTAATCAGTGTTGCACCGCCGCAGCCATTGTTTGAATTATAGGGAATCCCTATGGCTTGAGAAATGCGTGACACGAGAGATCCCCTGCGCTCGTCTCGTTGCCCCTGTGCGGTGCTTCGAGCGCTACCATCAAACGAATAGCGGGCCTTCAATACGCTGGTATCCCATGCCAGCTTGCCGGCTTGATTGAGCTGCTGATCTCTAGTTGGCGACGTGCCAGGAATCACGCCTTCATATTCTGTTACATTGCCAAGATGTGCAGTGCCATCCGCAACAGCATCGGCCTGAGTTTCCTCAAGTTCAATGATCTCATCCAACCAAGCCTGAATGCGCTCTACCGTTTCAGGTGAAACTGAAGCTACGCTATTCATCTGCTGAATGATTAGCGTTAAGCTAGATTCTGACGCAGGATAATTTAGATATGTCCTAATCAGCTCACGATCGTTAATCGTGCTAGTTTGCCGCCAAGACGTATCTAAATCAGGAAGTTGAACAACCATTTTAAGTTACCATAGCAGTATTTTTCCTCTCACCATTGATTGTACCAAGCCAAAAGCGATCGCCTGGATTAAGTTGATGCAATAGCAGCCTAATCATGCCTTCCGCATCATTCTCATCAGCAAGCTCAAGCAGGATTCTCATGCCTTGCAAAGCACCTTCTTTATTGCGATTCCAAACACAAACCGCAATAGCTTGGATGATTCTTAAGCTTGGTGTTCTAGCCATAATTAAGCAGACTTGATGGAATTATAGTCAGGAAACATGCCGCCGCCGCTGGGCTTTTTAGGCTTAGAAGGAGCTTTTTTGCCGCCTTTAGGCTTGCCGCCGCCCTTAGGCTTGCCACCACCTTTCTTGCTGGGTTTTGCGGGCTTTTTGGCGTACATCATGCGATGCGGGAGCTGCACTAGCCCATTTTTCCCGTTATTTTTTCTTCTTTCCCTTTGCAGCCTTGCGACCTTGAGACAATGCAATCGCAATAGCCTGCTGACGACTGGTCACCACAGGGCCGCCCTTGCCGCTATGAAGCGTGCCGGATTTCCATTCGTGCATCACGGAGGAGACCTTTTTAGCAGCTTTTGTTTTTTTGGATTTTGCCATTACATCAGGGCGCTGTTGTTATTTTTCCCCGATGATCAATCGCCTACCAAGGAAAATGCTCAGGATTCTCTCTAATTATTTTTGCGATCTTGTATGTGGTAAAGCCCGGTGCAAAAAAGGCAATTATTCCAATTGCAAGACATGCAAGCCTGCCGCCAATCGGCACCCTTTCTCCATACATTTTTATGATTACTTTTTCTCTATCTGTGAATGCAGTCATGATAATGTTCAGTGAGATGAGTTTAGTTTTAGGCGTTTAGCTCGCCTAGCAGCAGTGTATGCGATCCGTGATATGAACAGCTCTCCTCAACAAATGGATTACCACGAAGGTCTGTATAGTTCATGATATTAAGCTCCAGTGGCACAACTTCTACCGTGCCACCTTGATCGTAATAGCTTAAGCCGCGTACGTGCTTGATTACTTCGACTTCTGCGTCTTGATCTTCAAATGCTGTTAGCCATTCAACCAGTTCTTTGACTTTCATTTTCTAGGCCTAATCGAGGGAGTGCCGTGGCCCGTGCCGTAGCCGTAGCCGCCGTAGCCGCCGCCGTCGCCGTCGCCGTAGCCGTCGCCGTAGCCGTAGCCGTCGCCGTAGCCGTCGCCGTCGCCGTAGCCGTAGCCGCCGTAGCCGCCGTAGCCGACCAACAAAAACGCATCGAAACTTGTCATAAAACCTCTGAAAAGTGAAAAATCTCAAGGCACACAGGCTCGTGCACCTTAAGACACAAAACAATCAAATCCCCCAATCTTCGCTAACGGGGACAGCAAAAATCACAGATGCACATGGTACTTTCACCTGGTTTGTCATTGCGCGAAGATCAACCTTGTTAGAGTTTGGATCAGCAATCATGCCAGTAAACCCAATACTTTCCCATTTAAGCACATGCACAACACGCGAAAGAGTGATTTCTGCGTCTGTTTGTGTAACGTCACCAGCAAAGACCCATCCGCGATCAATTACGACCACGGCGCGATCTGGTGTTGTGTCGCTCATTTTAATTGAGGGGGCTAATACTAGTGCTGAATTGCCCTAGTGATCACATCCTACAGGCCTAGCGGCTTGCCAGTGGACTTCCGCAACAATCCGCAACAATTAAACCATAGGCCGTGGCGCCACCTTGATGTCAGGATAAAGTCTTTTTTCGCTGGCTGATGGTTTTTTTAGGTGATCCTCTAGCACTTTAGAGGCTTTTTCAAAGGGCCATTCTTTGGTATCAGCAAATTTTTGCCAAACATTATTGCGCTCCTGTTCCCAAAAATCCTCTCGCAATAATTCACGGCGCAATTCTGGATCAGTTTCTTCTACTGCAAGATCAGAAACTGGTGAAATACTGCATCGGCAACGCGGATGCTGCGTACCAACCATTTCGCTTAATAAATATATCTTACCATGCCTAGAAGCGCAATAGGGACAAGTTCTTTCATCTTGTGTTGCAATAAACCGCCCATACTTATACCCATTCCTCCCTGCTGCTGCTTTTTGCGCATTAACATAAGCATTAGCAAGTTCAGATCTAGCAATCAATTCAGCCCGTCGAAGCATTCCTAGGCGTTGCGTAATACCGTCAGGATCCTTAGCTCCAAGCAATGCAACTCTTATGTCTTTTTCTAATGTTTTAGATCCTTTTCCACGTCCGATACCATCTTGCACAATGCGTGCAATATCATCACGAAAGGTTTCCACTTCGCGTCGGATATAAGCTGATGCTGTATTAGCAGCGCCAATCACAGCTTCTTTGCTTGCGCCAACAAACATTCCATTACCTTTGTTACTTGGATCAACAAGTTGCGCTAATTCTTTGCCTAGATCACTACCAAGTTGCAC